GTTCCGGCTAGAGTGACATCAGTAGAGTTATCCGTTCCAGCGGCATCAACACCCAAGTTAGTACGAGCGGCCTCCGCAGTGGAAGCTCCCGTACCGCCCTCAGCAATAGGAAGGTCGCCAGTTACATCAGTCGTTAGATTGATTAAGTTTCGCGTGATGGTCTGGCCACTAATCGTAATGTAGTCGGGAGTACCAGCTAGAGTGACATTTGTAGAATTGTCAGTTCCCGCCGCATCAATATCAACGCCAACCTCAAGATTCAATAACTGCTGAATCTCTGTGGCCGTCACGCCAGTCGCTAAAACTGGTGAGCCAGCGTTATTTTTAATTGCTCCACCTACCGCGATAGGCGTATTTGCCGCCGCAGGGTCTCCTACGTAAAGCGTGTCAGAGCCTTTTGAGTAGGCTAGCTCGCCTTGTGCTAAAGTTGCTGGCGCAGACGATCCGGTACTGCGCTTGATTTTAATTGTCTGGGCCATTAGTAGGCACCTCCGTCTAGTGTGTCAGAATCATCTGTTCCCGTAGATAAGGGAACCCAATTATATACCCCAACAGAAACTTCTCTGTAAAAATACAAGGTTTCAGTATCTGTCTCATACCACATATCACCTTCGCGGTAAATATGCCCTGATGGTTGTGCAGCTTGTCTATAAAATGTCTGTCGATTTGCTTCTAAGATTAGTGGCTCGTAACGAAGGTCGCCATCGTCTTGAGTGAGATAGCCTCCCTCACTAAGAATAGACGCGGCGGATGCAGCAGCAGCGGCTGCACTGTCAGCAGCTTCGTCGGCTTTTGTGGACGCAGTTATAGCGGCTTGCGTAATATCAGATGCGTAAACATTTTGATTGGATTCGCCTGAGCCACCAGCGCCTCTGTAAATTGGCATCAACTGCTCCTACAAAAACAAAAAAGAAAAGGGGCTACTAAGAAAACCGTTCGCCCCAGACTTACTTTATAGCTTACTCGTCACAGATAGCGAGTACGAAACCTGCTTCTGGTCGATACACTTCAACACCGTAGAGGGTGTCAGCAGTGTACAGAGTAGACAGGTACTCTTGCTTGTACTGAGTCTGTGAGCGTACAGCCATTTGCTCTGCGTGAACAACAGCATCCTTGTGGAAGAACAAACAACCACGAGTATCGGCAGTTGAAGCAGTGTTTTGAGCAGCTACTTCAATGACAGGACAGTTAGAAGAAACGTATACGTCTACGCCGTAGAGGTTTCCAATCAGTCCTGACTCAACGCCACGACCACCTACAAAGTCCGAAGACACGTAACGGTCGATGCCCATGATCGTTGAACGAGCCGCAGGAGGAACGATAAGAGCACGATTCTCCATAGGTACGTCAGCGTCATCCATTTCTTTGATTAGCTGTCGGAAAGCAAGATCAGTGAAGTTATCACCAGACGTTACCGTGTCAACAGCATAAGCGGCGATGCCAAGAGCGGCATTGCTGTAGTAGGTGTTAGAAGCAACCCAGTCAGCACCAGTGTTTGCAGGAGCAAACGTCTTAGTTCCGTCACCGAAGCCAGTAGCAGCGTTCATCAGGTCAGTGTCAACCTTTAGGGCCAACTGATAACCAGCGTCTTCAGTGTAGAACTGACGCAAGCTGTTCAGTGCCTGAGTCTCAACGATGTCCTCAATAAAGCGTGAGTATTCGAAGTGACGATCAACAGCGATCTGAAGCTCTGACTCAAGGTTAGCCTGAATCGTTACAGCAGTAGACTCAGCCTTGGCAGAAGCAGCACCACGGATGGGCTTAGGTACGTGAATAGTGTCACCCTTCTTGCCAGTCATAGAAATCTTCTTGACCAGAGGGGACATCTTTAGGTTCTTTTGGTACGACGCAATAACTTCATCCGACCAAATTTCGGGGATAAAGGTTGCTGCGGCTGTCTTATCGACAATCGCGTTAGCTGTAGGATATACAGCAGAAGTTTCGCCAGCCATGATAATTCTCCTTTAAACTAGGCTAGATTACTCGACCCTCGGCATAAGCCTGAAAAATCTCAGAAGATAAAGCCTCATACCGTTCTGGATCTGTTCTCATTAACTTAATAAGATCAACTCGACGATAACGTTTTTTCCGACTGTTATTTGCGGTTCCAGATGCACTGCCTGTGCTTGCAGATTTAACTTGCTGTTTACGCGATTGCCTTTCAACATTTACAGTTTGTTGAGCAATTGCCGCTCTCTCTTTCCAAAGAGAAAACAACTCGTCAGCAGAATCAAAATCGTATTCTTGATCTGCCTGCACAAATAATTTAGTTCTCACCTTAGATGCCTTTACCCATTCTGCAAACTGTTTATCTTCTAATATAGATTTCATATCAGGATGATTAGCTTGTAGCTGTGATAAAGCCGTTTGCTTTCTGTATTCTTGCGAATACCTTTCTGCTTCACGGATTCTAGGGTGATTTTCTATTGCTCTGGTTACAGCCGCTTTAGGGTCTGCAAAAAAATCAATATCATCATTTTGTTGCGTTTCAACAGGTGCTTCTTTGGTATGGAGTTGTGCTTGGATGTAGTCGTCAACAACCTTTCGTAATTCCCCAACCTCAGAGCTATGTTTGCCAACTAGCTTCTCTACCTCTTGATGCATCTGGACAACTTCTTCTAAAGATTTGCCTCGATACTTTTCTGGTATAGATGACTGCTTTGGCTCGATTTCCTGAATTGACTCTGGCTCTTCCATAGGTTCAGTAAAAAGCTCTGGCTTTTCAATTTCGTCAGCTTGTTGTGCGTCTACGTCTATGCGCTCGTCTATGAGTTGTGCTCGTGACATTACTAAGTTCTCCGCCTAATGGTTATGGAGTTTTATTACGGCCAGCAGCTTCGTGTTCTCGTACCCATTTCATGTGCCTTCCGGGGAAATCCCCAGACGCACCTTCAAGTACGCACTTAACTGCTGAAACCACCCTTGTAGCGTTTGCGCCACAACCGCACCTACTGGTTGTAACGTTACTTTCTACAAATTCCTCAAACAAATGCCCGTTAGAGCATTTAAAATCAAAAATCTTAATCATTTTCTTGATCTTGTTCCTGATTAAATTCGTCAAAACCTTGATGAATAGCATTTTCAAAGTTAATCAAATGCCTAAGCACGTTAAGCTGTCCCTTTCGAAAGTGCAGATCATCTGCGCTTTTTGTCGATTCAACAGAGTCAATTGCCCCAGCATTTGTGCAAAGCTCGTCGACTAACTGCTTCCATCCATCCGTTCTAAACAAAGCAAAATAATTGTTGTAATACAATTCATTTTCAGAATCAACATTTGACATTATTTATTCCGTTTAGATTTTTTCTGTGATCTTTTAATTGCGGCTTGGGTAGGAGCGCCTTTTTCTCCTTTCCTCCGCATACGCTCACCAGAACCAGAAGCTATTCGCTTTCGCTTTTTATGGATGTTTGTCCACAACCCGGGCTTTGGCATATTAAAACGCCCTACCTTCTGCGCCGGGATTCATTTTTACTTTTGGCTTCTTAGCCGCAGGCGCTTTAGTTGGTCTGCTGCCAGACTTGTTCCATGAGTTCATATATTCTCGCAATGACATTCCAGTATTTTTAAGCTGTTCAGCAGTAACGTTAGCTAGCTCTTTGCCGTTGTGCATTATAGTCTTGCTAGAACCAACACCAAATTTTGACTTCATTGCTGGCGCTGACTTTGCTGGCGCTAACTTTGCTGGCGCTGACTTTGGTGAAGACGACTTCCGCGCCGATGCTTTAGATTCGGCAGTTACTCTACCAGAAGGTTTAGCGGCTGCTCTTGGCGTTGACTTTACCTTGCTACGAGGAGTTGCTGACATAGACCCAGATGAATTTGATGTTGTTGAAGCTTTTTTTGCAGCGGTCATTCGGCCTACTGGTTTTGCAGGCGTTCGCTTTTTAATTGGCCCTCTTCGACGGCTAGAGTTGTAATGTCCCGGCATAATTAGTTCCTCACCATTTTTTGCACGACCAGTATCGTGCTGTTAATTTACTAGGCGGAGCGGTATCGCACTTGTGCCTAGCCCTAAAAGATTTTCGACGAGCAGGTTGATCTTTTTTGATCGTCATCTTTGCATCGCCAAACCTAATTGTCTTTACCTTGTCACCCTCTTTAGCTACCACCACAAACTTCTTTGTAGGATGGCTAGGAGTCCTCTTTGGTTTGTTGTACCCGCTTACCCCTGCTCGTGCTAGTCTCGGGTCTTTTTTGTTGCTCATCAATCAACCTCTCTACCTTTTCTTCAAGATCGGCTAGCCTTGCAAACTGCGACTCAAAAGCTTGGTTTATTTGCGAGATTAAACCATTAAATTCTTTTTCAGTCATCAACATATAATATATTCGCTGTATTAGTGGCAAGTATTTGCGGAAAATAGATTCGTTAATCTCCGCATCTTTGCTCCGTTAAAATTTGTGAAACACCTTATCAGGAAGATAACTCTTGAATCAAGGCTTGCTCATCAACCTGAGAAGGGCCCTGCTTTTCTCTGGCACTAACAAACTCCCTATCTCTTATATTAAGATCCCGCTCTTTTAAAGCAATGTCAGCAATTTTAAGTCTGCGCTCAAATTCTTTATCATCTTCATTGCCTTTTTCTAGATTTCTTGTAATAGCCTCAATTTTCTTAATTTCCATTTCTTGCGGCTGAAGTTGCGCTTCCACCATATACTTCTCCGCTCTTGCCTGAGACTCTTGGGCTTGCGCTTGTAAAGCAGAAGTTTGACTCTGCTGAAATTCAAGCTGTGATTGCTGGGCTAGCTGTGCCATCTTTTGTGCTTCGGGATTAGGCTGTGATGCTTGTTGCATCGTAGCAATCAACTGCTCGCGGTTAGACAGATTCATGTTGTCGATGATGCTCTGGATCAACACAGGGTACAGAGGACTGTCTTGCTGCATTGTTTGTAGCAACTGTACAAGCTGAGTTACTTCATACTCTCTAGCAATAATGCCCAACGTACTAGTAGCGTTAAACTTGTAGTCAGCTACTGGGTAGTTTTCTGGATCGAACTGCATATACCTGTGTGCAGCCTTAGTAACAAAAGGCAGCAGAAAGGACTGCTG